TGGCGTTGCCGCTGATCGTGCCCTGGCTCAGCAGGTCATCCACCGTCAGGCGGATGCGCAGAGCCTGGACGATGGTGCGGTCGAAGTCCGTCAGGAACGGTGCGCCCGCGGTCCAGCCACCCACGACGTGGTTGTCGGTCGCCGCCTTGAACTGGAACTCCGGCACGCCGACCGTGACGTTGGACTGGCCCTTGGCGTGCATCAGCTTCTCGTGGGCGTGCTTGACGAAGTGCTCGCCCAGCGACTTCGCGCCCTGGTCGCCGCCGCCGGCGCCGCCGGGCACGATCAGACCGGAGTCCGTCGCGCCGGCCATGGCGTCGAGCTGGCCCAGGATGTTCGAGGACTTCGCCGCGGCCAGCAGGGCCTCGTTGATGCCCTTGATCTCGGTGAGCTTCTCACCGATCTCCTGCTGCTCTTCGGTGCTCAGGTCACGCTTTTCGCCACGCGCCTTTTCGGCGATGGCCTTGGCCTCTACGACCAGTTCGTCGCGCCGTTCCTTGGACGGCACTGCGGTATCGGTTCCGCTCATAGTTCTGCATCTCCTTGTGCGAGGGTTTCGATTTCCATCAGCGCCAGGGAGACGGACGGGCTTGGCGTGGCCGCGTCCGGCTGCGACGGAGACTTGGTCTCGGTCGCACCGGCGGGCGGTTCCTTACCGCTGGTCTTGTCCTGGTCTTCTTCGTCTGTGTCGTCGTCATCGGAATCGACGGCGGACAGAACATCTTTGAGCGCGGTGACGACCTCTTCGGCCTGGGACAGCGCACCGCGCAGTGCATCCTCGTTCTTCGACGACAGTGCACGCCCGGCCTTGGCCTGAAGCGCGCTGGTAATCGCCTTGACCGCGAGGATCTCGGTCTCCTGGTTGGCGCCGATGGGCACGATGCTGACCTCGTAGAGTTCGAGCTCGCGCAGCTCGTAGTAGGCGTCGCGCCAGGTCTTGTCATCGCCCTCGGGCTGGATGTACGCGCCGTCCACCACGTGGTAGGCGAAGGACATCTGGTTGACGCGGCCGGACTTCAGCAGCCGGTAGGTCTGCGCCGACTTCGGCGACTCCATGTCGAGGCGGCCGTGGACCTTCAGGCCTTTGTCGTCTTCCTCTGCGGTGACGATCTCGCCGAGGTTGAAGTCCGGGTCCGCGGTGTTGTGGCCCCACAGCAGCGGGATCGGGACGCCCTTGCGTTCCCATTCGGCCAGGGTGTTGGCGAACGCGCCCTTGATGACGACGTCACCGTAGGAGTCCTTGTTGCCGAACACCGATGCGTAGCCGATGAACTCGCCATCGGCCAGGCCGTCGGTCTTGAATTTGACGACGACGGACTTGGTGCCGGCCTCAGGCTGCGGACGGTCAGACACGGACGTGGAGTGCTTCGCCGTGGTGGTTGCTGTTGCCATTGCGCTTCGGCTCCTCGCTCGGTGCTGTCTGCTGCTCGTCTCCGGCTGCAGGGATCGGGTTCTGATCGCCGTTCTGGGTCACGTTCAGGGGAAGGATCAGCTCGTCGCCGCCCTCGACGCGCGGCATGTTGAGTCGCGCTCGGCCTTCGTTGCGGGTCATGTACGGGCCGCCGATGGCCTTCTGCAACATGTCGCCCTGCTCTTCGAACGAACCGGCCAGCTTCGTTTGAAGATTGAACTCGCAGTACACCTTCAGCGGATCGTCCAACTTCGGGACCAGCTTCTTGTTGATGCGCTGCGTGGTGCGCTCGATCTCGGGACCGAGGTTGTCGCCGTACAACGCCTTGCGGAACTCCCGCACGTTGGCGTAGTTCGCGTTGTCGAGAATGCCGACCATGGTGGGGTTGATGAAATACACCTGCGCGCAGGTCTCCAGCGACAGCTTCGCGGCCTCCACGTACTGGTTTTCCTTGGCATTGAACGCAACCTGCTTGAGCTCCATACCGTCTTCGAGCAGCGGTGTACCGCCGGCGTTGGACGCGTTGTCGCCGGCGTAGGAGTTGCTCCACTGCTCGATGAACCGCTTGCGCGGCGATACACCGTCGGGGCCTGCGTCAGTCCAGCGCGGCGCGTCGGCGGGCCGAGACAGATACGTGCCCACCCGGCCGCCGCGCTTCCACATCTGATCGCGGAACACCTGAGCGTGAATCTGCTCGGCGAGAATCGTCTTCAGGGCGTGCACCGGCGAAACACCCGATCGCGGATCCACCGGATTCCAGCCCCGGAACACGATCATGTCCTCGGCTGGGATGCTGGTCCACTGCCCTGCAACGCCCGGCAGCGCGACCTTGTAGGCCTGCACGCCGAACGCCGTCGCACCCACCGTCCCGATGACCCAGGTGGTCGGAATGTGGCGAATCACCCAGCCCGACGGCGCTTTGAGGTCGCGGCCGACGTACCAGTAGGTCTCGTCGTAGAGCATCCTCGAGGCCACTGTCGCCTCGATGAGATCGAACTGAGTCATGTCTTCGTTCGGGTCTGCCAGCAACCGAGCCAGGGGTGAGTTGCGCACCCGGTTCCGGCCGTCCTCGGCGTCTCGCTCGAAGACGTGGATGCCCAGGTGCGCGATGTTGCGGGACACGAAGCCGACGACCGTGCGCAGGTGCGGCTGCTCGCGCCACAGCTTCTCCACCGGCTGGTGCAGCACGCTGGTCAGGTAGTCGTCCAGGCTCATCCCCTCAGGGATCAGATCGACCGAGGACCGCACCGGCATACCCGCGCCAGAATCAGCGGAAGGCTTGGGGCCGTAGCCAAGCCAGGAGGCTAAGCCCACCGGCCAGCCTCACAGCGCGACAAAGTCGCCGTCTTCGTACGCACTCCTGGTCTCCGTTTCCTTGGCTGCCACTGCTCGGGACAGCGCCATGATGAGCGCCACCACACCGTCGATCTTGTCGCCGGCATTCGCCTTGTCCGGCTTCACGTTTCCCGCGGGGTCCATCGCCACCGCGAAGTTGTCCACCATCCACCGCAGCAGCGGATTGCCGCCGTGCCGGATGATCGGCTTGATCGGCACACCGCGCTCATCCACCTGCGCACCGACCTTGATCAGCCGGTTCAGATCCTTCGTCGGCGCCGACATCGACGCGAAGCCCTGGCCCATCGTCAGCATCGGCGCACCATCGGAGACCAGGTTGTTCACCAGCTGGCTGGCGTTCCACCGGTCGTACGCGATCTCCTGGACCAGGAACTCGTCCCGATCGCGATTGATCTGCGCCTCGATGTAGTCGTAATCCGTGACGTTGCCCGGGGTGGTCGTCAACCAGCCCTGCGCAACCCAGTTCGTCGCCGCGTCCGCGGTGCGCTCATTCAGATCCTCGATCGAATCCTCCGGCGCCCAGCACCGCAGCAGCACATCGAATGCACCGTTGTCGGCGGGGAACACCCACGCCAGCGCCGTGAGGTCCGACGTCGAGCCGAGGTCCAGTCCGCCGAAGCACTCCCGGCCCTTCAACCGCTCCGGTACCACCATCGACGCGTTGACGTCCCAGTTGTCCACGTCGAGATACCGGGTTTCCTGCTTCGTCCGGATCCCCAGATGCAGCCGCAGGAACCGGGCCAGATCCGCCGGCGAATCCTTCGCCTTCTCCGCGGCCTCGACCATGTACCGCTTCGTCGGGCTGATCCCGTAGTTCGGGTTCGCCTTCTGCCACGTCGATTCCGCGAACGGATCATCACCGCGGACCAGAATCCCGTTGTGGTACTCGGGCTTCTCCGCGGCGAACACCACGCCGTACGTGGTGGCCCGCTTCAGCACACCCTTGGCCAGCTTCTCGACCAGCTGCCTCTTCGCGTCATACGGGGTGTGCCGCTTCCCCGCATCCGCCGTCGTGATGTACACGATTAGCGGCTGCTCACGAGAACCCGTACCGGTCTCCAGCGCCTCGATCAGCACCATGTCCTTGTGCAGGTGCAGCTCGTCGACGATCGCGCCGTGAATATCGGCGCCGTGCTGCGCATCACCAGCGTTCGCGATCGGCTGGAAGTAACTTCCGCTCGCCGCGTGCGTGATCCGATGCTTCAGCGCCCGCAGATTCCGCTTCAGCCCCGGCGACTTGTTGACCAGCTGCCGGATCGGTTCGAACACGAACCCGGCCTGTTCCTTCGTCGTCGCGGCCGCGAGCACCTGGGCGCCCTCTTCACCGTCGGCCGCCGTCAGGTAGATCCCGAACCCTGACACCGTGGTGGTCTTGCCGTTCTTACGCGGCATATCGAAGTACGCCACCGTGATGATCCGCACCCAGTTACCCGAGTCGATCGAACGGTGCACCCAGCCGAACACCGGGGCGATCATGTACGCGATCTGCCACGGCTCCGGCTCGAACCGCTGACCAGCGAACCGGCCCTTCGTGTGACGCAGCTGCCGGAACGCCGCGATCACCACATCCACCCGCGCCGGATCAAACCGGGCACCCGGAAACTCCCGAGGCTCCGGCGTTTTGATCAGGGGCGGGCAATCAGGAACCGCGAACCCGCGGTCCTGCATGTACCAGGCGACCTCCGGCGAGACTTTCAGCTCGTCGAGATCGACGTCATCCCACGGACTAGCCGGTGTCGGCTGATCCGCTTGCCGCGAACGGGTTCTCCTCGAACTCGCCACGATCATCGTCCCGCTTCGAGACACCGCGCTCGGCCGCCGGCGTCAGCCCGAACTCCACCGCGTACTGCCGCAGCTGAGTCGATGCAGCTTCAGCTACCCGCACCGCCGGATGCACCGACATGCGGCCACTGTCAGGGTTCACCGCGGTGATGCCCTCCCGCCGATACTGGCGGGTGGCCTCCACGAACCGAGCCCACGTCTCGCAATACGCGGTGAGCGCCGCCCGATCCTCCGGCTTCACCAGGTCCAGGCGCACCAGGCCCGGCACGATCCGCCGCCACTCGGCCTTCGCTTCACGGGACAACCAGCTCGGCGG